TGGCTGGGCCAGACCCTGAGGTTATAAACCCGGTTCCATCGGTGCCAAGCGGCGCGCGATTCCCGTTTGAGGACTACATCGCCAAGTATGGCCCGTATTTCTTCGCATCGTCCATGTCTTGGATGCTGGCCCACGCCATCGAACTGCTCGCGCCGCGTGCGGCTGCTGGCGAGGATGTGGCAATTGGCTTGTGGGGCGTCGATATGGCGGCCAACAGCGAATACGCATGGCAGCGTCCGGGGTGTCAGCATTTCATCGGATTGGCGCGCAAGATGGGCATCAAGGTCATTCTGCCGCCTGAGTCCGACCTGATGCAGCCGCCGACCTTGTACGGGATCAGCGAATACCACCCACGCCATTCCAAACTGCTCGCCCGGCAAAACGAATTCAAGGCGCGCGAACAGGCGTTGTCCGGCCAGATCGGGCAACTCAACAACGAGCTGATGCATATTCGCGGCGCGCTCGACAACATGAATTACATCTTCAATACGTGGATCGATGACATCGACCCCGGCGTTGACATTATCAGCGCGGTATCGATGGCTGGCGTGGCTCTGTCACGGGCGGTCCCTGAATCTGCTGCCTTGGCGACGTTTGGCGAATCCACAGCGGCTTATTCTGACGTCAAGAAATGACCACCGGATTCCTTGATGAAGTGCTTGAGCGCGTCAATGGCAATACGCCAGAGGCGCGCGCGGCCATCATCAAGGGCGCGCTCAAAGGCACGGCGCACATGGCATGGGTACCGAATCCGGGGCCACAGAGCGCGGCTTATAACTGCGAAGCGGACGAACTGTATTACGGCGGCCAAGCAGGCGGCGGCAAGTCTGATTTGGGCATTGGTCTTGCTATCACACGGCAAACGCGATCGCTGATTCTACGGCGTTATAACGATGACGCCAAAGCGCTCGCGGCCCGCGCCATGGAAATTGTGGGAAGCCGCGACGGATACAACGGGCAGGAATTGCGCCTTCGCCCACCGTCTATGCCGGGGAAGCAGATCGATTTCGGCGGGTGTAAAGACCTGTACGACCGCGAGCGGTATAAGGGCGATCCGCACGACCTGATTGTGTTTGATGAAATCCCCGACTTTCTCGAAGCGCAATACACGTTCATCATCGGCTGGAACCGGTCTACTGACCCGAATCAAAAGTGCCGGGTGGTCTGTACCGGCAATCCGCCCACCACTGCCGAGGGTTTATGGGTCATCAAACGCTGGGCGGCATGGCTCGACCCGAATCACCCGAGGCCCGCGCGCGATGGTGAATTGCGCTGGTATACCACCGGCAGCGATGGCAAGGAAATCGAGGTGGACGGCAAAGGTCCGCACATCATCAACGGCGAGGCGATCATGGCGCGCAGCCGCACGTTTATCCGCGCCCGGCTTTCCGACAACCCCGATCTTGCGCACACCGATTACGATGCGACATTGGCAGCATTGCCACCGGAATTGCGAGCGGCCTACCGTGACGGCAGATTTGACGCTGGGCTGAAGGATAAGCCGTTCCAGATAATACCGACGGCTTGGGTGCGTGAGGCGATAGGCCGCTGGGGCATGTTTGATGGCAGGCCGCCACCAGGCGTTCCGATGTGTGCCATTGCCGCAGACTGCACCGGAGGCGGCACTGACCCGCTGGTGATAGGCGCTCGATACGATGGCTGGTTTGATAAGTTTGAAGTCATCCCCGGGCGCGAAATCCCGATGGATAAATTGGGCCGCACCACGGCAGGCATGATCATCACCCATCGCCGCGATCAGGCTATCATCATCATCGACATGGGCGGCGGTTATGGCGGGGCGGCGTACGAACACCTGAAAACGAATTTCGAAGATGACACTATTCACCCCAAGGTGATCGGCTATAAGGGCAGTGAAGGCTCGAATCGCCGCAGTCACGACAAGCAACTCGGGTTCAAGAACAAGCGCACTGAAGTCTTGTGGCGCATGCGTGAGGCGCTAGACCCTGATCAGGCGGGCGGCAGTCCTATCATGTTGCCAGACGATCCCGAAATGGTGGCCGACCTTACGGCGGTGTCCTACGAGATACGCGGCAGCGAGATTGTCGCGGAAAGCAAAGAGGATGTGTGTGCGCGGCTGGGCCGGTCTACGGACAAGGGCGACACGGTTTGCATGTGCTGGTCTGCTGGCCCTACCGCATCCACCGATGGGGCGATATGGGATGAGCAACGCAGAAAGATGATGCCGATCATGGGCGCGCGTCGCCCGAGCGTGCTGATGGGGCGGCGCAGGTAATGGCTACGGCATATCAAACGGAATCATTTGGTTCGGTGTATCAGGATGCCCTGCCGCTTTTGCAACTGCATTGGCAGGAGATTGCGCGATTCAAGGATGTGCCATTGGAGCCGGATGTTGATTTGTACCGTGCGGCAGAATGCGCTGGAAGGCTTCGCATATACACCGCGCGGAACGAAGGCGCATTGATCGGGTATGCGGTTTATTACGTCTCGAGCGCGGCTCACTATAAGTCGCACATCGAGGCGCGGCAGGACGTCGTTTTTATTCATCCGGATTTCCGGCGCGGCAGGGTAGGCATCAAACTGCTGCAATTTGCAGATGAGGAATTGCGTAAAGATGGGGTTGGCGCGGTGTATCACCACGTCAAGGTTTCCCATCCTGCGCTTGGAGGGGTCTTGACGTATCTCGGCTATGAGCATGTCGAGAATATTTATGTAAGGAGACTCTGATGGCTGGCGCAAGCGCACTTTCAATATTTTCTTCTGTGATGGGCGGGGTCAGCGCATTAAGTTCGTTGACTTCAATGATGGACAAAAAGAGCACGCCATTGGCTCCGCCGCCTGTAGTAACCCCTCCAACACCGATGCCAGTGCCAGACGAGGAAATCGCCAAGAAAAAGCGGGCGATGGCCGCCGCCGCGAATTCTGCTGGACGCGGCAGGGCAAGCACCATCCTATCGGAAGATACCGCATCCGATACCTTGGGCGGTTAACCATGAACCCCCAAGAACTCCGCAGTCAGGCGGATCACCTGTTTGAGAAGCGCTCGCCGTTGCTGAACCTTTGGCAGGAGCAAGCGGAAAATTTTTATCCTGAACGCGCTGACTTCACGGTCAAGCGTTACCTCGGCGATGACTTTGCGGGTAATCTGATGACCAGTTACCCGGTGCTGTGTCGTCGCGATCTGGGCAACTCCATATCGACCATCCTGCGCAATACGTCTCAGCCGTGGTTTGAAATGTCGGTGACTGAAGTCACAAAGGAAGATCACGACGCAAAGTCATGGCTGCAATGGGCCACCGGAACCATGCGCCGCGCGATGTATGACCCTGCCGCCATGATGAACAAAGCGACATCGCAGGGTGATCACGATTTCGCGGGATTCGGGCAAGCCGTGTTGACGGTACGCCTGAATCGCAACATGGATGCGCTGTTATACCGGTGCCATCATTTGCGCGACGTGGTATGGATGGAGGACGATAACGGCCAGATTTGCTGCTGGTTTCGCCGCTGGCGACCGGCTGCGCGAGACCTTGTGCGGCTGTTCGGCAACAAGGCCTATGGCAAGCCGGACAACTCCGTGCATCCCAGTGTCAAACGCATTGCGGAAAAAAAGCCGTTTGAGGAAATAGACTGTCTGCACATGATGGTCAAGTCTGATATGTACGATGACAAGTCAGACAAGCCGTGGCGTTCCGTGTATTACGACTGCCAGAACAGTCACACGATGGAATCCATTGCAACGTGGAATAAGGAATACATAACCCCGCGTTGGCAAACGGTATCTGGTTCGCAATACGCCTATTCACCCGCCACAGTAGCGGCCTTGCCGGATGCGCGGTTATTGCAGGCAATGACGCTCACCCTGTTGACCGCTGGCGAGAAGATTGTCGATCCGCCGATGATTGCCACCGAACAGGCCGTGCGCTCTGACATGGATATCACGCCCGGCGGCGTTACATGGGTGGATTACGAATACGACGAACGGCTGGGTTCCGCTTTGCGGCCCATTACCACTGACGCCAAGGGCATGCCGCTGTCTCAGGAAATGCAGAAGGATTGCCGCGCGTTGATTTCGCAGGCGTTCTATCTGAACAAACTGCGGCCATTCCTGCCGACGCAGGACAAGGAAATGACCGCGTTTCAGGCGGGCCAGATTGTCTCGCAATATATCCGCGATGCGATGCCCCTGTTTGAGCCGATGGAGGCTGAATATAACGGCGCGCTTTGCGAGGAAACCTTTGAGGTTTTGCTGCGGGGTGGTGCTTTCGGGCCGCCTGAAACGATGCCGCGCAGTCTGCAAGGGGCTGATATTAAGTTCCGCTTCAAAAGCCCGCTGCACGATGCCATTGAAAGCCAGAAGGGGCAGAAATTCCTGCAAATGGGGCAGATGATCGCGCAGGCCATGCAGCTGGATAAAAGCGTGGCAGCGCTGCCGGATGCGACGGTGGCGTTACGTGACGCGCTGGACGGTATCGGCGTGCCTGCCAAGTGGGTGCGCAGCGAGGTCACTGTAGAGCAGATGAAAGCCCAGCAACTGGCGGCAGAACAGGCCGCGCAGCGCATGGCCATGATGCAGCAGGGCGCTGACGTGGTTCAAAAGCTGGGCGGAGCGGTGACTGATATGCAGGGAGCGCAAGCAGCCTAGATGTCAGAGCAGCCCACCAAGCCCACAGGCACCGGCAAGGTCAGGCCAAGACAGGAGCCGATCAGCGCGCTGGCCCAACATGCGCCATGGATGCCGGTTTCCTGTGGGCCTGAGATTGTAGGGGCGTTGCAGGCGCTGATGAGAGGGGACGCGCAGCCGCACCAGCAAAAAAACGCGCTGGAATGGATCGTCAAAATGACCCGCAACGATGGCGCCATTTACTTTCCCGGTGACGCAGGCAGGCGGGATACGGATTTTGCACTAGGGCGGGCTTTTGTGGGCGACCAAATCATTACGTTATTGAAGGTAAAACTGAGGACAGGAGGCGAGCATGGCTGAGGGACAAACAGGCGGCAATGAGGGTGGCGGCAACTTCAACCCGGTTGAAGCGAGGACATTTTTGCAGACATTCGGGCATGCGGTGGACAAGATACCGGAGACCGAATTACCGAATCTCTATACCACCGTAAAAGGCAACGTCGATAATCTGACTAAGACGCACGTCGAAACCGCGATCAAGGAGCGTGGCGAATTCGGCCCGAACTGGCGGCAGGCGTTGGCGGGCGAGGATGCGGACGCGCTGAAAACCCTTGAGCGGTTCCAATCCCCGAAGGAGATTTATAAATCTTACTCGGAATTGCGCGGCAAACTGAGTAAGGGCGAATTGAAATCTGCAACCCCATTCCCTGACAAGGGCACTGACGAACAAAAGGCCGCGTGGCGTGCAGAGCAGGGGATCCCGGCGAAACCGGAGGAATACCAAATCAAGCCGCCGGAAGGGGTGGTGATCGGAGAATCGGACAAGCCGTTTATTGACGGCTTTCTGAAGCACGCCCACAGCAAGAACATGCCACCGGCAGCCGTGAATGACGCCATTGCGTGGTGGGCCGAGGAGCGGACTCGCAGGCAGGAGGCCGCTGCGCAACAGACCGCAGAGGCCAAAAAGAAGGCCAGCGACGAACTGCACGCTGAATGGGGCACCGAATACCGCCCAACCATGAACCGGGTAGATGGTCTGCTGGATTCCATGGTGGCCGATGGCGAACTGAAGCAATCCATCAAGAACGCGATGGAGGTTCAGCCGGGGTTTGCCAAGTTTTTGGCGAATGTCGCCATCCAGCTAAACCCAACCTCGACACTGGTATCAGGGGATGCCGGGGCGCAAATCAAGTCCGTATCGGACTGGCTCACCAAGGCCGATGCCCTGATGCGATCAGACCGCAAGCAATACAACAAGACGATGGCAAACGACTACCAAAAATATGCGGCGGCCTATCAGCGGCAGTCTGGCAAGGAATGGGGAAAGGCCTGACCAATACCGCTGTAGACGAGTGACTATACTCACGATGAAGGTCAATGCCGGATAAACAGCAATGTCCCGGTAATGACCTACTTACCAGTAGCACGGCCCCTGATGGCTGGGCGTCGGCCCCGTAAGGACAACCCGACATAAAGCCGCGATGGATAACCCGCGCGACGGTTGAATTTTTAACTGTTTCGTCAAAAGGAGACCCATTGTGGCCGACCAAGCATTCCAAACCCAATACCGGCAAGAGCAGATTGCCGCCTTCGAGGCGCATTCATCGCTGTTGCGAGAAGTTGTAACACACGAAGCCGAAGTGCGCGGCAACGTCGCCGTCTTTCTGGTGATCGGTTCCGGCGGCGCTACTGCCGTAACGCGCGGCATTAACGGCTTGATCCCGTCTCGCGCCGACTCCAATACGCAGAACTCATGCACTATTTCGGAGTGGCACGACCTTGTGCGCAAAA